GTCGATCTTCCCGGCCGCGAGACGCTCCTCGAGCATATTCACTCGGAAGGACTCCGCGCTCTGGAGGAAGTTCTCGACGTTGCTCTGGACTGTCGCCTCGCCGGACGGATAGACCTTATCGAACGCGTCCCGGAACTCCGGGTAGTCGGCGATCGTTCCTTTGATCCGTCCCGTCCGCACGGCCCGATCGAACTCACCTTGCAACTCAGGGGCGAGTGTACGTCTGACGTTCTCGAGCTTGGCGTGGAGGTCGTTGATGTGGACCATCTGGACGGCCTGCTGATTGCCGACGAGACGGGGCAGTTCGTGGAGGGCGCGGGCTTTCCCCCAGAAGGGAAGGCCGTTCCCGCCGAGACCAGAGAGCTCAGCGCCGATCAGGTGAGCGGAGACCTGAGCGGAGGAGTCCTCCGCGAGGAGCCCGATGTGGCGCATGGCTTGCTTCGTCGAGAGGGTGATCTTCTCTTCGATCGCGGCCTGCTCGCCGGCAGCCGACGCGAGTTCCTCCCGGACGTCCACGCCCTTCTTAGCTTTGGCCTTGATCGACTGGATCGTGCTTTCAAGCTCGGACAGTCTCGTTGCGTGGCCGATCGACTTCCACCTGTAGATTTGGTCCTCGAGGCTGGGCTTCGAGTAGAGGGCCCGGAGCTCCTGGCTCTTCGGCGACATGTGAAATTCCTCGCCCTCGATCGACGCCGAGACGATGAAGTCCTTCCGCTGGGCCCCGCCGAAGAGCGCCGGGTCGGTGTCGAGGATCGTCGCGAGGTCGTTGTCCGTGATCGTCTGCATGAGGATCTTGTCGTCGTCCAGCGTCCAGCGGGACGTCACGGGGTTCATCTGGGAGCGACGCTGCTCGGCGGCAAGTTGGGTCTTGCGCTCCTGGAGGTACCTCGCTCGCGATTCGTAGCGGGCGTCCTTCGGGACGTTGATGTACTCCCGCTCGAGGGCCTCGCCCGAGATACGGATCTTCTCGTCGGCGACGGCGTAGGCGCGGTTGGCCCGGGCGTTGCGGATCTCGGAGCCGATCTTCGTCAGGTAGTAGTCCTGGGCGTCGCTGGCCGCGAAGTCGAGGACGCGACGGGACGCCTCGGTGATCTGGTTGAGCTGGTCCGGGGTGTAGCCGAACCGTCTCGCCATGAAGTGATTCACCGGGCCGTTCTTCGCGAAGCGCTTCGTGTCGGATAGCTGGAGGACGGTCGCGAAGTCGAGGTCGGACATGGCCGGCTCGCCCCAGAGTTTCGCCCGCAGCTCGGAGAAGCGTTTCGGATTGTAGCCCCGCCCCGCCGCGGCCTCGGAGTAGAGGTGCTCGATCTCGGCGTACATCTGCGTCCGCTTAGCGACGCCCTCGTACTTCGCGTGGCCGTCTTGGAGGGCCGCGAGCTTCGTCTGCGCGTCGAAGCGCCCGTCCGCCGTCGGGGCCTGCTCGGCGAGACGCTCGAGCTCGGTCGCCTCGGCGAAGTCCCCCGGCGTCCGGTTGAGGGAGGCGTAGAGACGGTCGCCGAGCTCCTTGTAGCTTTTCGAGAGGGCCCTCAGCCCCGTCTCGGTGAGGTGAGGCGGCAGCCCCACCTTGCTTCGCATGTAGTTGTAGAATTCGGGGATGGCGCCCCGCGGCTTCATACCCTGAACGATGCTGCTCAAGTCCTCGAAGTCGACGCCCATGGCGCTCGCCTTCTTCCAGGACATGAGCGTCCGGTTGAGGGTGCCGGCCGGTGTCGCACCCCCCGCGCCTACGTCCTTCCACTCCTTCGCGAGGGCGGTTGAGTGCGCCTCGAGGTCCTGGAGGACGGTGACCATGGTACCTTGGTCGCTGGTCTTCACCGCCGCGTCGAGACGCTCGCCGGTGATTCGCTTGAGGCGGTCGACTTCGTGGGGCGCCCAGCGGAGGACGGACTTCATAGCCGCCGAGGCATTCTGACTGCTGATCGCCGCGTCGACGCCCTTCTGGAAGGACGACATGCCCCCGCCCAGAAGCCAATCACTCACCTTGTTCGCGCCAATGACGAGAGGGACGTACTCCGGCTTGTCGATAACCTGAGCCGCGCTGTGGCCGAGGCCCTCGATGACGTTGTGGATCGCGGAGGTAAATACGTCGCTGGCGTAGTTGATCCGGCCGTAGCTGTCACTGTAGCCCTGACGCTCAGCCGTGCTCATGCGCGCTTCGCGGTTGGCCTCGGCTGCCCGGGCGTCCGCGCGAGTGCTTGCCTTCGACCAGAGGTTCGCCGCGGTCGTCACGTCCCTGAAGATCTTCGCTTGAAGGGCGCGGTCGTAGATCTTGTTCCGGCCGATGACCGGGGCGAGGGCGTAATCTCCCTGCGAGCCGGCAAGGACGTCCCGCTGCGCTTCGTTCAGGGGGCGGTCGTCAGCTGAGTCGCTGGCTTGAAGGCCAGGGAAGATTCCCTTCGAAGCCTCCTTGAGCGGATTGGAAATAACGTCCTGAGAACGCAGCACCGAGTACTGGCCCACGAGACCGAAGCCGACGGAGACGACGTCAGAGAGGCTGTGCATCTGCTGCGCGAGGTACTCGTCGCCGCTGATCGTGTAGGTGATCTGTTGGGCGATCGCCTCGCCGACGCCCCCACGCTGCGCCTCTCTCCAGGCGTTGAAGGGCTTCATGAGGTCCTCGAAGGCCGGACCGAACGCCCCGCCGAGACGCATGATCGCCTTGTTCCGCATGGAGAGGGCGTTCCACTCGGTGGCGGTGAACGTCTCGCTCCCGACCCTGTGATCCGCGTGGGCTCCATATCCGGCCCGCTGCGCCGCTCGCGCGCTCTCAAGGGCCGCCGTCTGGGTCACGGCCTTCGCTGCGTCCTCGGCGCTCAGTCCCGTCGCGGCCTGGACTTGCTCGACAATGCCCGGCTCGGCTTCGACGGTGAACGGGGAGAGGACGCCCTTCTCGCGTTTCCGCTGCTCGAGGTTCGTGAGCGTGTCCGTCGGGACGAGGTCGGCGTCGAGGAATCCCCCGGGCGCACGAGAGTCAGGGAACTGAACGCCGGGACGCCGGAGGTCGCCTTTGATGAAGCCGAGGTCCTTCGCGCGGTAGGCGCGGTCGACTTCGGTGATTCGGTTAAGGACATTCTCGCCCGGGTTGTTCGTTCCGAGGAGTGTCTGGAGGGCGCTGAACGCGATCGAGGGAGTCCGCTCGACGGGCGTTCCGGGCTGCGGGAGCTCGGCCCAGTTGTGACCGTAGAAGTTCTGGTACCGGGACTTCGTGAGGAGAGCCTCCTGCTCGTTCTGCGGGAGGCGGTCCGAGCGGGCCGCGAGATAGCCGCGGAGCTGGAGCGACTCCTCGGGCGTGAGATTGTTAAGGTAGGCCGCGGCGTTCGCGAACTCCGTCGTGACGTTCCCGTGCTCGGCGCTCTTCTGCCTATACTCGTCGACGAGACTCTGAACTGCGTGCTTCGTCGACTCGCGGATCGTCGTCTCCTTCATGGGCGCCCGGGAGACGAGCTCGCCGAAGAGGAACGCCGAGCGGATCTCCTCGGACTCCTCAGGCGTCGCGACGAGCTCATACTGCGTCGCGTTCATGAACTGAGCGAAGCGCCTGCCCGCCGTGTCGTACCAGTCCCGCTTCGCTTCGGGGCTGTGGGCGATGCTGTAGACGTCCCCGGCGCCGCTGTTCGCTGCGTGGGCGAGGAAGTCATCGGAGCTGAACTGCTCGGTGAGGTTCTGGAAGCCGAGGCCGATCTTTCCGGCTGTCTCCTTCGCCAGCTTCTGCGCACCTTGGAGGCCCTTCGCCGCCGTCCGCACCTTCATGCGGAAGTCGTCGATGACGCTGAGATTCGGGGTGACTGGGTTGAGGAGCGCCGTCTGGCGGAGGTCGCCGGCTACCGACGCGGAGACGGCCGTCGCGTCCTCGACTGAGGCGGGCGTGAAAGGGGGGTTCGAGGCTTCGATCTTATCAAACGCCTCGTCGACGGGATCGGCCGGTGCGGCAGCTCCTTCGAGACGGTCGAACGCTGCGTCAAGCTCGTTGTCTTGAATGTCGGGCATTACTGGAGTTTAAGCGAGCGCCAGAGCTCGTCCCGTTCGGGAATCGTCGTAGCGGGCAGGGCCTTGTAGACTTTCCGCCGGAAATCCTGGGCGTCCTTGGGGCTCTTCGCCTTGAGACGCTGGTGCTCGGTCTGGAGATAGCCCTGGGCCGTTGCGGGACTGAACATCGTGTCCTTGCCAACGGCGCTGTGGATGGCTTTGTTGAGGACTTCTTGATTGCTCAAGTCGATGACATTCGTCGGCTGAGACGGCAACGTGGGGCCGATCGCTTCCTCACCCTCCGGCTCGCCAACCATATCGGGCAGATTCCCGCGGACCTCGGTGATCGACGCCGTGACCCCGCTCTCGAGGAACGCCCGGCGTTTGTGCTTCGCGCGCTCGAGGAGCTCCTTATCGATGTCGGCGAGCTCGGCCTTCGTTGCGGCAACTTGCGGGTCAGCCGGATCGACATACTGTGTCGTGTACTGGTCGAGGGCGTGTTGGCGCTGGGCCTTGTAGGAGAGGAGACGCCCGGTGTCAGAGTAGGATTGGAACTTCTCGGGGGCGTCGGGACGGAGCGCGGCCTCTTCCTCGTAGCTCTGCATGAGGGCCTTGCGTTCCTTGAGCTTCGCCGTCGTCGTCCCGGCGCCCTCTTTCTTGAGCTTCTCCTCCGCAATCGCGATCCGCTTCTTGCCGAGGGCCTCAGCGAGGGACAGACGCTTCTCCGCCGTATCGGCGCTGAGGTAGCCGAGGTTCTCGCGGATATCGAGGCCGCGCTCCTGGAGGGCCAGCTTCGCATCACCGGTGGACTGAAGACGTTTCTCGGTCGCTACCTTTAATTTGTGCTCCTCCTCACGCAGCTGGAGGACGTCCTGATCGAGCTTCATCTTCTCTGTCCACTGCGCTTGCTCTTCCTTCATGCGTTGCTGTTGGTATGCCAGCTGCTGCCGCTGAGCATTCGCTTGCAGCATGACCTGAGCAGTCTGAAGGATGACGGGAGCGAGGGACGTCCCGCGCTGGAAAGGCATTAGATGATTCCTCCGAGTAAGCCGCCGAGCCCGCCACCGGCGCCACCGCCCGCGGCCTGCCCGGCGCCGAAGCCTGCGAAAGCTGAGCCGACCGTCGGGCCGATGACGGAGACAGGCGCGTTGCCCGGCGTCACTCCGTAGCCCTGGGCTCCTCCGGATCGACGGAGGATCTCGGCATTCCTGGTAGGGTCAAGTATACTGCCGTAGATCTGGTTGGGAAGCTGAGAAAGCCCCAGGAGCGCCGGCAGCATCGCCTGCTGTTGCTGGAAGTTGAACGCCGCGAGGCCGGACGCCTCAGCGCCGGCACCGACGTTGCTTTGGTAGAGTCCACGCAACGTCTGGGCCTGTCCAAGTCCTGTACGGAAGTCGCGCGCGAGGGGTGAATCGAAGCCGAAGCCCGGGGCGTACTGGGGCGCCTGGGGCTGAGCCGCCGCTGCCCCGCCCTCGAGAGTGGAGCCCGCCGTGCCCGGGAGACCGAAGCCGGTGTTGCCGTTCGTCGAGAGGGGCCCGCCGCCCGCAATGGCCGGCTCCCCGGTCGTCGAGCTCTGCGTCTTGGGGAGGAAGACCTGCATTCCCTGGTCCAACGTCTGACCCGTATAGCGGGCGAACTGCTGTTCGGCCTTAGCTCGGGCACCGGGGGATAGCAGGTTCAGGGCTTCCATGGCGCCCTGGCCGGCCATGAGCTGCTTCGTCAGCTTGGCCGTCATGCTCATTTCCTTCTTACCTCCGCCCATCATCCCGCCCATCATCCCGCCCATCATGCCACCGACGCCAGGCATGTTCTTACCCATGCCGGCGACTTTCTGGAAGACGTCCGCGCCGGGCATCTGCATGGCCATGTCGAAGGCCGTCTGGCCGCCTGGAGCCATGCCCGCGAGACCCTCGCCCATGGCGCCACCGCCGCCTTCGCCCGGGGCCTTACCGTTGCCGAAGCCCTCGAGGCCGGGGATGCCTTTGATCTTCTTGCCGCTGAAGGTGTAACCCGCTGAGAGCTGCTGATAGGCGTTGTACGCTGCGGCAAGCTTCTTCCCGGCCTTGACTGCCCCTTTGGCAGCCGCCCCCTCGAGGGCGACGCCCAAGGGACGGCCGTTGTAGTCGACGCCGCCGAAGGTGATTCCACCACCGGCACCCGCGCCGCCCGACGGGGGGAGGCCGAACGTCTGGCTGATGAAGTTCGAGTACGCCCCGTATTGTGGAGACGAGAGGATGTCGTAGGCTTGACGCTGGGCTGCTGCCTCGCCCCGCTGCATGCCGGTCCTGTAGTCCCCGCGGGCCTGGGACGCTAAGCTGCGCTCCTCGGCTGCCGCGAAGTACCCTCCCACGCCTCCAATGATCCCGCCGAGAGAACCGGTGATGAGTCCGCCTGCCATGTTGCTCCTATCGTTTCGTGTAGCGAGATCCGGTGAATAGGATTCGCTCGATGTAGTTGCCGTTGGATACTGTGGTGCTGGGCTCGACAGCTTGCGTCCCTACACCGACGATGAATTCGTTCTGTAAGTTCCCGCCCGCGCTTCGACCGAGGCCGCCCGGCGCCCAGTTGATCGGCATGAGGCTTTGGTTGACGACGGCCCCGGCGATCTGAGCTGAGAGGTCGGACGCGGGCTTGTACGGGAACCATGCGTTGGCGAAACCTTCGATCGCTCCCGCAAACCACGTCCCGGAGGGGACCGTCGCGTTCGTGGCGACGAGCCCCACGGCGTGGCTATCCGCGAAGCCGCTCACGCGCTTGACCATTCTCCCGGTACCTGCGTCGTCCAACTTGAACAGCGCGGCGGGAGGTAGGTGCTCGTTCGCCAAGAAGACCTCGTCGAAGCGATCCGGGCCGAAAGCCACCCACACCGAGACGCCCGTGTTGTCCTTGACGTCGATGAACACCTTCCAGAGCATCTGGGCTTGGTCGTACCAGATCTGGCCGGGGGTGATCGAGCTCGTCGGGTTCGTGCCTACGACGATCGGGAAGAGCGTCGCGGAGAGGTCGCCTGCGACGATCTGACCGCCCTGGGCGTTGGCCCACAGATCGTAGATCGTCTGCCGGGTGACGACGTCGTTGGGTTCGATGGAGACGCCGGGAGTGAGGTTCACTGTGTTAGAGTCCCAGGAAAGAAGTACCCATTCACCCAGTCCTGATGGTTGTCCCGGTCGAGCTGGTTCGACTCGCCGTACATGACGCGGGCTTCGTTGTCGTCGAAGTCGGTGATGATCCACCAGTTCGAGTTCACGCCGCTCCGCCACATACGCCCCCGCCCCATCGTGTTCGCCGGCGGGGTGAACTCCGGGGCGAAGAAACGCGTCGAGCCTCGGAAGACGGTGCGGTAGTAGACGGGAGAAGCGTCCGTCGCGCCGGACGGGACCGTCTCCTGCGAGACGCCCACATGCCACGTCCCGCCCGTCGAGCTCCCACCGGAGACGATCGAGAGGCGGCAGGACGTCGCGGCCGTGTTCCCGGGGCCGAGCGTGCTGAACTGGACGATCTCACCGGGGATAGAGATGAGCGACGCCGTGCCGCCGGGCGCGTAGGGAATCCGGTTCGACTCCCAGCCGCCCTCGCTCTTACGGACGATGACGTTGCCGAACTCTGTCCGGCCCCAGAGGTTCGCCCGGCCGTCGACCCAAAGCCAGCCGACCGCGGGGAGAGACGTCTGCGTCCCGTCCGTGACGGTGACGACGATCACCGAGCCGTCGATCTGGTCCAGGCTGATCCCGGTGAGGGACATGCCCGACGCCATGAGCCCGAGCTTCGCGCGGGTGGGGATCTCGTTGACGCTGAAGTCGTAGCCGGGGACGATGTTCATGAGAAGTCAGCGTTCCATCCATAGTCGACGCCGGGGCGCTTGAAGATCATGGCGAGGTGGGCGATCGTAGCCGTAGTCGTGTTCGCGATGATGCCCACGCTTCCATAGCTCGTCTCGCCCGTCCACGCCGCGGCGCGGGGGTGGAGGAAGTAAGTGAAGTTCGAGGGCTCCTGGTACCACTGCTTGGCGAACGCACCGCGCGCGACGTTGCTCCCGCCCGCAGCGATGAGGGCGTTGCAGAAACCCCACTCGTAGACGGCCGTCGGGATCAGCGAGTTCGAGCTCCCGATGATAATCCCGACCTGATAGCCGAGACGCGTGGGTGAGTCCATGCCTGTCGTCTGGGCGCGGTAGAACGGGATTCGACGTCCCTTGCAGTCCTCGAAGTAAGACGTGAGTCCCGTTTGCAGGGTGTCCGGTTCGCCGATCGTCGCTGCTCCGCCCGGCTGACCGAAGAACTGGACCTCGACGATGAACGCGCGAGCCGGGGCGATCGGGGTGAAGAGATCGTTGATCGCCGTGTAGCGGTTGTCGCAGCGGTCGGCCTCCTCGAGGATGTGGAGCGTCCCTTCGCCTCGCTTGAACCAGAGGAGACCGAGACGCTGGAGGTTGTTCGCCGGGACGTTCGTCGAGCTCGCGACGAGGGAGATCGTCGGGGCGAGGTTGTCGAGGGCGATGTTGTTGATCGTCGTCCCGGACACCCATGCCTCGAGGAAAGTGGAGGCAGCGACGCGATCGCCGTCGAAGGGTAGAGGTCCCTGGCTAATGCTGATTGTCATGTGATCGTGTTATCGAACTCGGGGTCGATGATCCGCGCTGCGGCCGACGTCATGAGGATCGACGGGTGACCGAAGTCGGTGACGCTCGTCTGGCCGAGGCGGAACTGGATGAGGTAGCCGACCGGGACGTCCTCGAGGCCGATCTTCCGCATGTTGATCGCGGCCCCCTGCGGCTGCCACGGGAGTGGCGTCACGCCGAGGGTGATGAGGTTCCCGCCCGCGACCGGGTAGGTCACCGACTCTTTGAAGACCCAGTCCCCGTCGTCGACGCGGTAGAAGACGTCGATCACCGACGTCGCCGTGTCGTTCTCGCAGTGGATGCCGAACCACGACCAGCGCTTCCGCTGTTCGAGGGAGCCGAACCCGTAGGCTCGGGTGTCCATCTGGAACTTCACCGCCTCGTTGTTCGGGTCGACGCCCCCAGAGTAGGTCCGGAAGACATGCCATCCCTGCGTCAGCCCCGACGCCGTGCTGTCGAGGGTGTTGACGTTGTTCTGGAGGAGGAGGCGGTCCTGCGTCTGGTTGAGGCGTGCTACGGCGAAATCCTTGGCGTCCCAGGTGTTGATGTGCCACGCGTCGTTGATGAAGTCGTAGCTGAGGACGTGACTGTTCTCTGTCGCCCCGTCCATCGGAACGGCGAGGTGGTACATCTGATTCCACACGCCCGAGACGGCCTTGTGCGCGTAGGCGTAGTTGATTCGGTCGATCTGGGCTTGAATGCGCGCGCTCACCGGGAGAGCGGCTCCGCTGATTGTGTCGTCCGTCGCGCGGCTGATCGCCCGCACACCGTCCTTCGCGAGGAAGAAGATGTCCCCCGCCGGCGCTCCCGCGACGCCCTGAATGGAGCGAGTCGCGACGCAACCGATGTTTTCGCTGACAACGCGAATGGAGCTCGCGATCGTGTCGAGGGCGTCGCTCGGCGCGGGTATCTGGGACGAAGAGGTGCCCCAGTAGACCTCGAGGACCGCGATCATGTCCTCCTTGAAGATCAGGAGGCGGTTCGTCTGGGCGCGGGGCGGGTGGAGTCCAGTGATGCGACCGCCGCGTCCGGGCTCGATGCGGGCGGAGTTCGTGAGCGAGTACGAGAGGCCGTCGTTGAGGGCGCTCCACCAGAGGGTGTCCGTCGTCTCCGCGAGCCGGTTCCCGCCGACCCAGAGACGCCCCTGCCACCACGTCGTGCAGAGGGGCGCCATGGAGACGTTCGCGGAGAACTGCTGGTCGACGTCGATCGCGAGGAGCTTGGAGGCGAGGGAGACGTTCGAGTCGTTCAGCTGGGCGTTGCTGATGAAGATCGTGTCGGCGATCGTCCCACCCACCGTCCAGATGCCTCGGCTGGCCATGTGGAGCGCGGAGGTGAGGGACGCCCCGCACGCCTTCTCGAGGACCTGCGAGTTACCGGGGAAGAGGTAAGCCTTGTTCCCGTAGACGGAGTAGAGGACCTCCGTGTCGAAGGTCTTCCGGTCGAAGAACTTGAACAGGCCGTAAGGTAAGTTGCTGTTCGTCGGCCCGCTCGCCGCACCGATCGACGTCGTCCCGTCCCGCCGCGTCGCGGCCCCTGCCTTCTGGATGTTGAAGTTCTGGAGATACGGAGCGGCGTTGACGGCGATGAGCCACGCCTTGTTCCGATCGTCCATCCCCTTCGAGAAGTCTTCCGTCTTGACGGGGTAGGGCTGCTGGTGGATGCCTTGCATGCTTATGGCCAACTGTACAAGTTCTCGGAACCCCAGTAGCCTTGATCGGGGTACAAGCCGTGATCCTGATCGCCGTGGTCCTTCTCTTTGAAGCTGCGGGCGTTGAGAATCTGGAGCGCGCGCTGGATGCAGAGCTCTCCCTGATCGGACTCGTTCTGCGCCTTGTGGATGAGCCCCGCGGCGTACCAGACGAGGAACTCCGGGTTGATCGAGGGGTGGGGGTTTTGATACGCCGCGGTCAGGGGGTTCGGCGCCTCGAGGTAGCCGATGCGGAGGAGCGTCCCGCCCTCGGGGATCGTGAGGAATTCGACGTTGCGGTACTCGCTCCGGTAGCGGTTCGCCGCGATCCTGCCGATGAGGGTGCTTCCGTTGTAGACTTTGAGGTCGCCGGCGGTGAAGTCGTTCTTGCCGACGGTCATGACGCGGATGTAGTAGTTCGTCGTCGAGACGGCCGCGGAGCCGACGACGTTCAGCTGCTCTTCGGTGAAATACTCATAGTTCGCCGTCCCGCTCGCCGTCGTGTCCTGGGCGATCCCGGCGATATGCGCCGAGAAGCTGTCGCTGACGTCCGTGCGGACGGTAAGCAACGCCGGCGTAGTCGGCTGCTGCGTGATGGGCGTGACGCCGACCTCCCTCCACCAGAAGGCCGGGCCGGTCGTGTCGCCGAGGTACTCGTCTCTCGCCTCTCTGTCCCAGAGGTCCTTCGCTTCGAGGGGGAACTTGTTCGTCTTGTCCGCGATCCACTGGACGTGGAAGACGTGCTGGGGGAGGATGAGATTCCGCGTCCCGTCTGCGACGAACTCACCCGTCCGTCTGAGGCCGGGCCAGGGATTTGCGCGGGCCCAGTGTTCGACCGCTTCGTTGAGGAACTGAACTGTCCGGCTGTCAAAGCCGCTGTCGACTCGGCCGGCGATACGCTGAGCGCGGTTGGTGAGTGTGGCGACGTCCATGTTACTTTGTCTCGAGCCAGTCGAGGAGAGACGGCTCGCTGCGCTCAGTGTGCTGGTAGAAGTTGGGGTCGATCATGCCGATGTAGGACTCCGCATTCGGGGGGAACATCCCATAGTGGGGCTCTTGGCCCGCGCCGGCGCTGTAGAGGAACGTGACTTCCGCGGCGGTGAGCATGCGATTGTGGACGGTGAACGAGTCGATGAGCCCGCGGAACGGACGGACGCCCCCGAAGTAGTTGCCGATGCTGAAGTAGTCCGTGCTGGCTTTGACGGACGGCGAGTTCGTGCCGAGGACGACCGGGCCGTTGTCGATCGACATTCCGTACGTGAGGCTCTCGGCGTTCCAGAAGCACGTATAGAAGTGCCAAGCCCCAGCAGACGGGCGGGGCGTCGTAATGAAGTGCTGGGAGTTCGAGGCGTCAAAGATCGCCGTGACGAGGTTCTGATCGTTGAAGACGTAGAAGACAAACTGTGGATTCGTCGGCTGCTGCGTCGCGCAGAGGATGCGGTCCGCCGGAGCCCAGACGTCCGCGTAGGCCCAGAGGGTGAAGAAGCGGGTCCGGCCGCGCGTGGGGTCGCCCGGGACGCGCAGGCTGAAGCGGGTGTCGGTCGTTTTGAGCTCGGCTTTCGCCCCGGAGCCGAGGTAACCGCCGTAGGCGAAGGCGCCTCCGATCTTTCCGCCGGGAACGGCCGTTGCCCCGCTCGCGTTGACGAGACGAGGGCCGGCATCAAAGTAATCGCGGAGAGACCCGTTGTTGAAATCGTAGGCCGCGAGGAGCCCATCCGTTATCTTCAGTCGTCTCCTCTCGCCAACCAGTCGAGCAGATGCTCGCTACCACCCTGGTATGAGTGACGGTGATCATAGAAGCCGCGGTCGATCATGCCGATGTAGGGCGCGCCGGTCCCCTCCGCGGCGGCGGCTGCGGGTGTGAACGCGGCGTAGGTGTCGGTGAAGTTCGAGAGGACCTCTGCGGCGCTGAGGGCTCGGTTGTGATAGAAGATCGAGGCGATCTCGAGCTGGCTGTTCTCCGTCATGGCGCCGGGGGCTGTGCCGAAGAAGACCTGCCCGGTGTTGCCACCGTCGCCGGCGCTGTAGGGGTTGTTGGCGTTCGCGACGCCGTTCTTGTAGAAACGCCCCTTCGAGCCGGTCCCCGACTCCTTCGTGATGACGAGGTGCTCGTACGCCCCGCTTGCCGAGCTGTCCTGGAATGAGTTCCAGCCCCCGACAAAGTACTGATAGCCGAAGGGGGACGTGTTCGCCGCGAGGCCGAAGTCCATGGCGTTGCCGGTGCGCGAGTGGTAGCGCGGCTTCGTCCCGCCGCCAGCGCCCGCGCCGTGTCGCCGGACGAGCATGGTGAGCGTCCAGGGGTCAGTGGTCGCAAAGTTGAGCGCCGCGAGGGAGCCGGACGTCGCGAGGCGGGAGACGGCCTCGCCTTGGGCGCTGAGCTTCAAGAAGCGTGCGGTGCCCCCGTCGGTGCCCCAAGAACCGGTGCTGACATTCGTCCCGAGTAGGTGACGATTCGACCCGCTGTAATCACTGACTGTAATTCCCGTGGAGTCAAAGAAAAGCCACGCCCCTACGAGACCATTGGCGAAAGCATGGCTGGCTTGGAGCGTCGGGACGGTCGGTTTCGCAGGGAAGGCCATAGGTTATCTCAAACCGAGCCCCCCAGCCGAGCGCCGCTTCTCAGCCAGGGGGACGGTACTATTCTTTGGGAGGGAAGAACGCCTTCTCCGAGGCGACGGAGAGGGAGACGTCGTGCTTGTTGTCGATGAAGACGTACCGGTCGGCGAGGGGCTTGCAGATGAAGCCTTTCGAGTAGGGGAACGTCCGCTGGAGGAACTCCAAGTTGTCCCGCGTGCCGGCCCAGCAGGAGAAGAACCAGATGTGGTTCTCGGGGTTCGAGCCGAGGGCGTCGAGGGCTTCCTTAGCGTGGGGGATCGTGCTCCGCGGGGCGCCGTCCGGGATCACCGTGCCGTCGAGGTCGACGAAGAAGATCGTGCTCACTTGGTCAACCTCCGCGCCCACTCGTCGGCGAGGGCTTCGTAGGAGAAGCGGTCCCGGGCGACCTTAGCTGGGATGTCCCGGTCGAGGTGCGCGACGGACGCAGCGAGAAGGGTGTCGGAGAGATCCGAGCCAAGGACGACCTTGCGGGTGTTCTCGGCGTTCCAGTCGATCGTCTCTGCCAGAGCCGCCTTATCCGTGGCGACGACGACGCACCCAGCCGCCTGAGCCTCCATGGCGCTCATACAGCTGATCTCGTCGAAGCGCGTCGGATAGAACCAGACGCCGCTCTTCGTCAGCTCCTCGGCGAGCTGCTCCGGCCCGACTCGCCCGCGCCACTTGATGCGGTCGTCGGCGTCGGCGTAGCGCATGACACGCTGCATGTACGCGTACATGTTCTCGTCGCGGTCCGTGTCCGGGACGTGGCCGTACTCGTAGCGCGCGGCCTGCTTTAAGAAGTGGCGGGTGAAGCCGTAGAAGACGTGAAGCTCGGCGGTGACGTCGTTCTTGAACGCCTCCTGGAAGGCCTTGATCGCCGTGATGACGCCCCGGTCGGGGGAGCTCGAGAAGACGACGCGGTTGGGCTTGCGCTCGAGGCCCTTGAGGCTCGCGGCGTGGAAGAGCTCGGAGTCGATCCCGTTCCGGGTGACGACGAGCTTGTTCCCGAGCATGTGACGGGCGGCACCGAGGGTGGACGCGTGGAACTTGCTGAGGACCCAGACCTCGTCGACGGCCGCGCAGATCTCGGGCGTCCAGCGGTTCGGGTCCTGGACGTCGTGGCACCAGACGATCCGCTTGAGGCAGGGGATCGGGGCGATCGCGCCGGCGGGGTTGCGCCAGAAGATCACCGTCCCCCTGGGCGTCTCGTAGTTGAACTCGCTGAAGTGCCGCCAGAGGACGCCGCTGTCGTCGAGGCCCCTTTGGTCGACCGGGACGCTCGCGTAGACGGTGACGCGGTAGCCCCGCTTCTGGAGGCGCTTGCTCATCTCGAGGACGGCCTTCTCGCTCCCGCCGATCCCCGTCTTGCGGTTCACCGGGCCCCATCGCTCGTGCGTCGGACCGCAGAAGAAGACAAGGTCGTCACCGGGGCGCTCGTCGAGGGGCTCGATACGCCCCATGCCGGCTTCCTCGGCTTCCTGGGGGATCTCGGGCAGAGTTGAGAGGACTTCACGCAAGAGGCGACCGGCTTCTTTCTGGTCCTTGGGGCGTCGATTCGCGGCGACGGTCTTCACGCTGTCGAGGAGCTTCCGGCCCGCGTACCACGTCGAGAGGTGCTCGGTGAGGGCCTTCGTGTCAGGGTGGTCCGGCCGGGCGTCCTGGAGCTTGGTGAGCGCCGCGCGGCACCCCTCCTCGTCGCCGAGCTCCTTGTAACAGAACGCGGCGATACTGTGCGGGAGGCTGCGGATGTGCTCCGGGTCATAGCTGTGGAGGGTGTTCACCGGCTCCGGGAGCTGCTGACCCATTTTGTAGAAGTGGATCGCGTTCTCGAAGCGGCCGAGGAGCTGGTAGGCGTGGCAGATGACGAAGCACGCGCGGGGGTCGGACGGGTCGATCCGGAGGGCTTTGAACCCGTAGTCGAGGGAGTCGACGGGGCGTTGAACGGAGGGACGCAGGTAGGCCGTCGCGACGTAGTAGGCTGCGGCGAAGGCGTCGTCCCGGGAGCCGCTCCCCGCGATGATCTTGTCGTAGCACTCGATCGCCTCCGTGAGACGGTCGAGGCCGCGGCAGGCGTTTCCCAGGTAGAAGACGGAGCGGAGGTCGGGCTTCCGTCCCGCGGCCCAGTCAGCTTCGATCTCCTTGCGGATGATGACGTAGTTCCGCAGGTCGCCGAAGCGGTGGTCTCGGCGGCCGTGCTTGTGGACGATCGCGCCGGCGTAGTCCTGGAACCACCCGCTCCCGCTGAGCTTGACGCCCTCGCGGGGGATGCACGTCTCGTGACACTTGCCCTTCCAGACGAAACGCGTCCGGTTGAACACCCGCTCCCGCTTGAGGATCGTCGTCAGCTTGCCGTCCGAGGGATCGAAGGCGTAGGCGTAGTGGACGAAGATCGCGTCCAGGACGCCCATGTGCTTGTTGACAAGGTCGCGGAGCTGGCCGGAGGTGTGCTCCTCGAGGACGTCGTCGCTGTCTATCCACAGCTGGACGTCGTTCTTCGCCCGGTCCGTGACGTATTGGCGCGCCTCGGCGAAGTCGAGGATACAGCCGTTCTTGAGCTGGTCGTTCTGCTCGAGGAACTTCTTGTCCTCCGGGAGCCACTTCTCGACGTACTCGAGGATCGGCTGGCGGAGGTGGGAGCCGTCGATGACGCGAGCACCGAAGCTCTGGGCGACCTCGACGGTGTTGTCCGAGGAGCCTGTATCGAGGACTACGATCTCGTCGCAGTCACGCAGGAAGTTCCGGTTGATCGACGAGAGGGTGTCCTTCAAGGTCTTCGCACAGTCCTTGACGATCATCGTCACTGAGACCGGGATCATCGGGGACGTCGGCGGGGCAATCTCCGTCTTGCGGCTGAACTCGAGCATCGGCGGCGGGGCTTTCCTTGTGGAGGTCTTTGGTCCAGAGGATGGACCGTTTGAGGGACTTGTCGCGACTCTTGGCTATGGCGAAATCTTCCCAGACCTTGCAGAGGAGGCGGATGTCGTCGCTGTCCTTGCCGAAGTCGGGGATAAGGGTCTGGAGAAATAAGAAGGGCTCCGTGGGCACCCGCATGTTGATGTCCACGGTGCGCCCCTTCATGTCTTCGTGCCGACCGACCGTCACCTCTCGCAGCTGGCGAAGGGCGGAGCGGTAATAGGCGAACTTCTGCGGGTAGCAAGCCTCGTAGGCTTTGATCACATCGATCAGAAGCTTCTCCTTGCTCTGCCCTTTGATCCAGACGGTGATGTCGGAGCGGCGCGCCACTTTACTTACCTTTCTTGGGCTTTCGTTTCTTCACTTCGCCGGCGTAGGATTTCCCGCCGGAGAAGCAGACGTGCTGGTACTCGTCTTTGCCGTGTTTGATCGTTCGGACGCGTCCCCCGGAGGAGACGCAGTGTTCGAAGGCTGCTGGCATGGTTTGGCTCCAAAGATTCGATCCCAGCCCTCATTAAAGGCGTCGCTGCCGACGAACACCGAGAAGCTGGGACGAAGGTACTGCATCAGACGACGTGAATGTTCGAGGGGACGGCCAGGCCGCTGTACTCGAGCAGGACGAAGCCCGAGTAAGCGCCCGTCAGCGTCGCGTTCTTGGCGCGAATGCGGACGTTGTAGTTGCCGGCCGCGCGGTTGACGAGAAGGTCGTCGGCGGTGATGAAGGGGAGTGAGACGGTGAAGAAGCCGAGGACCGAGTTGAGCGCCTCGTTCTGGAGCTCGACGTCGTACAGCGTGGCGCTGGGGACGGCGTCCCAGGTGAGGGTCTGACCGAGGGCGATGTTCATGGTGGTCCTTTCAGAACCGAGAGGGGGAGAGAAAAAACTGGGGGCTATTTACAAGTCAGCGCCGCCCCCAGGCGAGCTTAGCTCTTGGGCGCTATCCCGTTACGGGATGTAGGGGATGAAGTTGATCCCCCCGCCACCAGCCTTCTGGGTGCGGTAGATCAGCGTGCACATGGCGCTGACCTGGAACTGCGTACGCAGTCCGTTGCGAGCAAGGATCTCGCTCATAAGCTGCTGGAGCCACCCAGTTTCGAAGAACGACGGATCACAGAGCACGACGCTGTTCCCAGTCGCGGTACGCGAGGCGCCCTTGAGCTGGTCACGGCTGTAGTACTTGTAGATGTCGCCGAAGTCGGACTTGTGCTGCTCGACGACCAGTTCCTGCACGCGAGCCGCCGCGTCTACGTTACGCGTCACGTTCGTCGAGTACTGGCTGATCGTCCGGGTGAGCCACGAGTTGACGAACGCCACCGTCGGGTGGATGTCAACGGCGTTGTCCTGGAAGGCCTGGACCAAGTCGTTGAACACCGTTTCGGTGAGCGTGATGTCGCACGCGTTCGTGAAGTTCGTGGTGAGGATGTTGAGAAGGCCGCCGAACTGCCGGGAGACGTTCGTCTCGCCAGTCGCCGAGCTGCCCCGGTGAATGGCATGCTCAATGTCGTTGAGCGTCGAGTCGATCGCCTTCTTCTCCTGGTAGAGGAACGCGTCGCTGAAACCCTTATGGTTGACGGCGCGCTGCACATCCGAGACGACGCCCCAACGGGCGAACAGCTGGACGTGCGTGAAGGTGCGGGACGGCGTGGTGAGGTTGGGGTCCGTAGCCGCGACGCCTTCGTTGTAGGCATTCAGACCGCGGGACGGGAGAGTGTCTTCGAGCCACTCAACGAACGTGTTCGTGACTCGGGACTTCCGGAAGAGAGCAAGAGCGGGACGATCCTTCGGGGAGACGTTCTCCACGAAGTCCATGAGCAACTCCGGGATCGAGCCGCCTTGGGGGCGACCTCCCGTCGTAAACTCCTGGAACGTCAGCAAAGTTCCCATGTGGGATTACCTGTTGTTCATCTGGTTTCGAGCTCTCGTGGCGAGCCGGAGCGCGCGGTACGTCTCGAAGGATCGGTCACCGTGGCGGATCTGGTTGATCGCGTTGGAGCGAACAGCCTCGATCTGCTGCGAACGGTTCTGACCCACCGGGACCTCGTCACTGATACTCGGGGTTGGGGCCTGGACGGTCGACTGGAGCTTGCGCGCCGAGCTGACCTGAGAATCTCGCCTCGCGCCGGCGAGGGCGCCTCGAACCATGAGGGCGATCTGCTCCGGTGCGTCGGGAGACTGGGCCATCGGGAGCGTCGTGTACAACTCATCGAAGTACCGACGCGCCTGACTGCCAGGCTGACCGAGTTCCGGGAAGTCTTCAACGGCCCGCGCGAAGGAGACCTCGTGGGAGGTCCGACGCTGGGCGTTGTTGACGAGAGCGGACACCGTCTGGGCGAGGGGAGCAACGGCTTCCTGTACGATGTTCCGGAGGTGTTGTGCGTTGACACCAGAGGAGACACCGGGCCCAGCGTCCACGAAGGGGTTGTCGGACGGCGACGCCTCGCCGGAGCCGGAAGGACGCGGAAAACTGGGCTGAGTCGGCTGTTGCTGCATGTGTGCTACGATTTGGGAAAGTTGGGCTATCTGGGCTTGAAGTTGTGAGTTCTCGCTCTCGGCCGTCCGGTAGCGGGCGGTGAGCTGACTGATCCGCTCCTCTGCGCTTCGCTTCCGGGTCGTCGCGGACATTCCGCCCGGGGGCACGGCAGCCGCGGCACCTTCGAGAATGGACGCCCCGGACGGCGGGAGGGGCTCAGCGTTCTGCACCTCGGCCGGGCTGACGACGCCGCTGCTCGTGTCTGCGAGCGGCATGGAGTCCTCGCCGTGAAGGGGCGCGCCGAACGGGAAGTCACCGAGGTTCTGCCCCGGGTCGGTGTCGCCGGGGTCGCCCCCTCGGAGCGAAGGGAAGACGGTGCCAGGGGCGTCACCGGACGTCGTGGGCGCGTACTCGGCGCCAGCGAGGATCTCCGCCGGAGCGATGATCTGATTCGGGTCGTGTTGCATAGACGGCTGTCATGCCCCCGAGGGTGGGAAAATGTCGAACCCGGACGAGTAGGCCTCGTTGGCCTCGAACTCTTCTTGGGGCTCGGCGTCCGCCAGGGTGACCTCGTCGGGGATGAGCGCGAGGATCTGCTTGCGGATGCGATCGGCGGCGTAGATTTGGCCGGCGGAGTGATCGACGTTCTTCGCTGTCCCGGTGCGGATGTCCTCGAGTGCCCCGCCTTCCACCGTCTGGATCGCCGCGAGGACGAGCTGGAAGCCCGGGTGCTTGATGAGGTCGAGGATCGCGGACGTCGTGTACGCCTGGGCGTCGGCGGTGCGGTTCTCGGCGACGAGGCTCTGGATGTACTCGAGGGCGGGGAGCGGGCGGTATTTCATTAGAAGGAGGGGACTTGGCTCGGGTCGATGTCCTGGGACTGAGCCGCTGCGTTCATGACCATCTGGACGGCGGCGGCCTCCTCGGGCGAGCGGACCACGCGCTTCGCCAAGTGGCGGTCGGTAAGCTGGAAGTAGTTCTTCCAGAGCTCGCTCTTGTTGAGCACCCCGCTCTGGTCCTGGAGGCCGAGGGAGAGCGCCTCGCGGGCGCGGCTGAGTGCAAGAGCCTTGTTCGTGTTCGCGGGCGTACCGGATGGCTCGATGTCGTAGTCGTAGTCGATCTCGTACTTCTTCGCCGTCCGCGGGACGTCCTCGCCGGTCACTCGGTACATGACGTCCTCGGGGCCGAACTCCTGCCAGAGCTTCCAGAGTTTCTTCGTCGTGCGCGCGAAGGACGCCCGGAAGAGCTTAGCGTCTTGCGTGAAGACGCTCGAGACCTGGGCGTTGATCGCCTCGACTTCGGTAGCGGTGCGTCTCTCATTCGACTGTAAGTTGACGACGCTCGAGTCGAAGACGCCCACGTACTGCTCGGCGAGCTGCTTAGTGAAGTTCTCCTCCTGGAGGAACTGGAAGAGCGGGGTGATGTCCATCTGGACCGGCTGGAAGTCGTCCGGCGACTGGACGGGGATGAAGGAGCCGGGACGGAAGCGGATGTTGCGGTTGATCTGCCCGGTGACGCTCCGGACCTTGAACATCGGCGCGAGGAGGATCTGGATCGCGTCGAGGCGGGCGTTGTGGAGTCGGTTGACTTGCTTCTGGAACGTGGAGAGAAGCTCCGCAATGCCGCGACTCGAATACGGGCGGTCGTCGTTGTGCTCGAACTCGTAGAGCGTGACGGGCCACTCTTCGAAGGGGAAGGGGTAGGCGACGAGCGACATGGGCGTCGCGGTGGCCGGGTGGTACCAGAGGACCGTCTTCTCGAGGATCTTGTCGCCGTTAATGTCCAGCTTGCTGTAGACCTTCCAGAACACCTCGGTTCCAGGTTCGTCGTGGGAATTCCGGGTCTCGATGCCCTCGATCGTGTCGAGGCGCTGGATGATCGCTGAGCGACTGCCACCTTGGCGGGAGTCGAAGGGGTTCTCTTCGAACTCCTCCCCTTGACGCTGGGGGCGCATGCGGTCGAGGACGATCTGAGCGGGCTGGGCCAAGAAGACGCCGTCGCGGACCATGACGCGGATGTCGTCCTCGTGGAGGCGGTAGGCGATTGCGACGAAATCAGCTTTCTCCGGGTCCGTCGTGCGCGTCGGCACAATGACGTCCAGGGGCGAGATCGCCTGCCAAGCCACCTTGTCCCGCGCGACGCAGTGGTAGAAGATCTGAATGTACTTCGCCCCGTTGAGGAGCATCTGTGTCGCCGCGTCGAGCTGGCGGTCCTCCTCGACGGTGACGGGCGCCGGGTTCGGGTCCTGATCGACGTTGCCGAACTCGTACTCCATCTGGAGGGTCATACGGACGAACTCGTCCGGCTGGAGGAAGGGCTGCTGTTCGCCCCCCTGCTGGGCGGCCTGGGCGTTGGCTTGCTCGATTTGCGAGTTCACCTCGTTGAGCGCGGCTTCGATCCCGCCAGGGAAGAGCGAATCGGCGCGGACCACCCGGCACTTCCGCTCGATGTGGTAGTCCCAACCCTCGTGCGTATACGCCAGGCCGTGGAGGGCCACGAGGTCGGCGAGCTTGAAGATCGTCCGCTCGACGCCCTCGATCTGGTTAAACTCCCAGTGCCAGAAGTCCTGCGTGACGCGGGACGCCTCGACTTGCTCGGCTTGCTTCGCGAAGAAGAACGCCACGGGCTCGCTATCGAGAATCAGAGAGACGATCCCGGGCTTCCACCGGCGGATGACGGCGTCCGTCACCGGCCAGTTATCGTTGTTCGCGCCGACCCACGGGATCACCTTCGGCTGGCGAATCCCGCGACGCTGCTCGATCAGCAGACGCTGCTTTGTGAGCCAGTTGTTGCGGTCCTGCTCGGCCCCCTGGATACGGTAGTGGAGCTTCTTGATGTCATCCTCGAGATCCTTGTTGATCGGGATGTCGGGGGTGGCGGTGAGGCCGACAGGGTTCTCGCGCTTAATCATGTTCTAAGGGGGAAAGGGCCCTTCCAGGGAAGGAGCTCGGGTTCTTGGACGATGGCGAGGGTGGAGGCGTCGATCTTGCCGCAGCGCTTATAGTCGGCCCAGCAGCGCTCGCGATCCCGCTCGCAGAGGTACCCGTAGTCAAGGAGCGGCCCAGCGAGGTCAACCACTCTCTTGCCCGTGTCATGAATTCGGGCAGGAGCATGAATAGTACGATCCAGAGGATAACGATCCCCATCCAGGCGGCGGAAAAAGAAAACTGAGCGATGCGTAGGTATGTGCGTCGTAAAGTGCTCATCGTCGCCCCAGAAGAAGAGCTTCGTCGCGTAGATGAGATCGTAGTCGCGGTGGAGGAGCGCCCGTGCTTCACTCACGCTCGCGAGAACGTGATCGTCGTCCCAGAGGACGCCGTAGGTTGTCGGAGGGGCTTGCTCGAGTTGCCACTGGCGGAGTTCCATGAAGCGCTCTTTGCGCTCGAGAGGAGAGAAGGGCGCGTCGAAGACGTCAATGGATACGAGCGCAGTGGGGACAAGGGCGGCTACCTCAGCGAGGACGGCGCTGTTCGGTTTGTTCAGGCACAGCTGCCAGCGGACTGGGATCTGAAGTTCCTTGAGCTGGCGGAAGATCGGCTGGATGAAGCGATCCCTCTCGTGGAGGATCGTCATTACCACCAACGACGGCGTGGTAGGACTCGAGGCGGCGGCGGAGGATGTCACGGAACCTTTCTGGGCTCAGGCGAACCCAAGTCATGATGAACGAATCGTGCTTGCGCTGCATGTCTCCCATGCAGACGCCGGCGATGCGGGTGTTCTCGTGGTCGTGGAGGTGGCGGCTCCAGAAGAGGTGATCACCGACAGTCATGTGGACGCCGTAGTGATCGGGGAGGCCGTCCTGGTAGTCGAGGTAGCGGACGCCTCGGCCGGGGTGATCCTCGGGGAGGAAATGCTCGAGGCCGTTCGCCGGGTCGTTGCACTCACCCCACGCTTCGAGGTGGAGCTTCCGGACGTACTGCTTGTCGACGAGGATGTACCACGCGCCCGGGACGCTGTGCCCCCTCAGCTTGCGGGTGTCGGGGTTCCGCGTGACGTAGCGGGCGACAAGGACCGGGCGGTCGGCACTGAGCATGCCCAGGGGGAGCCAGGACCGCAGGTCGGGGAGAAAGTCGTGCTCGGTGATAAGGGCGTAGCGCTCGGGGCGCTTGAGCTCAGCTTCCCACATCTTCGCCAGGCAGGACGCATGGGACATGCCGGTCGTGTTGGCGAACCAGTGGATACGCGCCTTGGTCGAGGCGTACTCGGCGATCGTGTCCCAGAGGAAGCGGAGGCGCTCGTGGCGTCGCCCCTCGAAGACACGGATCAGGTTTACGTTGACGATCTCACGCACTGAAGCGCTTCACCTGCGTAGGTACTGGGGCGGGTTTTCCCGAAGAGCCCGCTCCCAGATCGCTGCCGTAGCCCGGCCCAGGAGCTGTCCTTGCAATTGGCTCGCTGTCAGGGGCGCTGACGGCAGTCGCGGGACGGGGAGCGGGAAACGAAGTTCCCGTGGAGGGGAGGTCGGCGTAGTCTTTGGCGTATGAGCCCACTGGAGACGAAGGCATGTCATTTCACTTCCGCGGCGGGGGTTTTGCGTACCTTGGAGATTGCTTTCTTGCCGGCCTTCTTGGCGAAGCTGCCAGCCTCGCGAGCGAAGAAGCCGGTCGCTGTGAGCCCGACGAGGGCCGCGATGCCGGCAGGGGAGACGAGAAGCGTCGGGTCCTTCGCGACGACCTTCACCGACTCGGCGAGGGCGTCGGCGAGGTTCTTGGACGTCTCCTGCGCCTGCTGCGCGGAGCAGCTGAGCGTGCAGAGGAGGGGAAGAAGCCACACAAATCTCATAGAAGCCTCGTGATGAAACTCTCATCCTCGTAATTCTCGCGCTCCCAGTCGCGATCGGAGAGAGGTTGGTTGGCGTGGGGTTGGGAGAAGTCGATCTCAGTTGCGGGAATGTTGAAGAGGACGGTGTAGCGGACGGCGTCGATGAAGTCCTTGAACTCCTCGGAGGGCTTCTCGGCGGTCTTCGTGGGGTCGGTGTTGAGCTTCAGCCCGTAGTTCTCCATCGCGCGGATGAGGTTCGGGCAACAATCGTGGATCAGAATCCTGGGCGTGTTCGTCGGGCCGATCGGGAAGTCGGGCGAGAAGCGGAGCATCTCGACGATCTTCTGCTCGCCGATCTCGGTCAGGTGAATCCCCTCGATCCGCGTGTCGTAGTGGAGGCCGAATTCCTCCATCTGCTCAGCCCAGGCGGTTTGCTTCTCGCCGTGGACGCCGTGCTGGGCTTTACCAAAGCGGGGGTCGACGATGCGGACCTGCGCTGGGAAGCCCCCTTCGATCGAGCGGAAGAGATCAGCGTAGCCTGAGGGCGTTCGCCCCCCGGTCGTCATCTTCGTGAAGTCCCCTTGCGGCCACTCCCGGTAGAAGTGGTAGACGCCCCAAGGGGAGAGACGCCACCAAACTACGGCAGCAGGGCGCGCGTGATGGGGATCAACCGTCTGGCCAGATAGCCAATCACGAGGCAGGCTCTGAGCCGGAATGACGTGAGACCGCCGATCGAAGTTGTGGATGATCCGGTTGCCGAGGGCTTCCCAGTCGCCGTAGAGGCGGGCGCGCTTCTCGGCGTCGCTGCAAGTGAGTTTGTCGGCGAACTGACGTCTGGCTTCAGCAGCAAAGTACGGGTTGTCCTCTTGGAAGACCTGAATGCCGAGGGTGTCATCCTCGGCCTTCGCGACGATGTCGGTGTAGAGCCACGCGGCAGTGGCCTTGAGGGGCGTGAGGGTGAACCAGATATGCCCCTGGTCCATGGAGAGGCCGCGCCACAGTCCGTTGTAGACGCCCGCTTGGGACGGCTCATCGAGCCAGGCCCACTGGAGGCGGCTGCCCTCCCAGCTGAGGTCCTCCTGCAACGCCGAGGCGAGAATGAACTCGCTCCCGTTGGGGAGGACGACCTGAATGACGACGCTCTGGGCGCCGCGGAGGGCCTTGAAATTCCTGTTGTTCCTGACCGTCGGGGGGAGGACGTCCTCGAGAATCGGCCAAATCGTCTCGCCGATCCCCTGGAGCAGCTTCTGGCCTGTGACGATCATGCCCTTGTTCGGGACGCTGATCGGGACGCCGGCGCCGGTGCGGACCCAGTACTTGGGGTCGACTCGCTCGCGGGGCGGTAAATCACCGTCCGTCGTGAGCGTTAGTCCCGGGACCTCCCAGAAGCGGTACCCATATGCGTGGGCGAGGGCCTCATAGCAGCCCATCCAGCTCTTGCCCGACTTGTTGCCGCCGTTGATCACCGTCCTGCGCTTCGACCAGTGACGGCCGTGGAGGAGCTTAGCCTTCTCGTGCGGGCGATAAAAGAGGAGCGGAGCTGCTCTCTGACGGCTCAGCGTCTCGTCCGAGAGGCTCAGGAAGTCGAGGAGCTGCGCTCGCGTCAATGACCCGGGTGAACTCGGCGAGACGGGCGGCGGCGATTCGCTTGAGGTCGTCGTCGGGCATGGAGCTGTAGTTGACTTGGGTGACGTTGAGGGTGCCGACGTTGCGGGAAAGCTTATCAAATCGCTCGTAGCAGAGTCGGATGGCCGGGATCGAGCCGCTCGCCGCCGCGCGGTAGAGCGCCGCATCGATGAGGCCGAGCCTGTTTTGGATCTGCGCTGCGATTTGGCGGGAGATCCAGGCGACGGCGACGGGGTCGGCGATGACCCGTCTGACGGAGACGGCGCTGATTCCGGCGTGTTCGGCGATGTCCTTGATAGATCCGACACTGTTGAGGAGGGCCTCAGCGACCCTGATCTCCGCGGTTCCCGGGATGAACGCCTGGACTTCGCGCTCGTCGACGGCGGTTGCCCTTTTCCACGCTTCTACGAGGGGAGGGGTCCACGTCCGGACGCTCGGGAGAAGCTTTTCTCGTCCCGGCGGCGGCAATTTCCGCGCGGACGTTCCGCTGGGTGACGGTTCCGTCGTGGAGCCAGAGGTCGAGGGCTCGGTTGAGAGGCGGGGTGAACGCAAGGATGAAGATACCTTCGACGCGGACCCTCTCGCTGTGCCCCCGGACCGGCGTCCAGATGAGGCGGTGGAAGTCCTTCGGGGCCTGGGGCGGGACGTTCATTCGGTCGCGGATGTCCGCGACGCCCCGGTGCTCGTCCAGCCGACGGAGGATGTCGACGGCTTGGCCGACGTACAGGGGCTTCCCGCTCAGGTCGAGGAGGAAGTAGACGCCTTCTTTGGGGAGACCGTCGTAGAGCTCATCTTCGGGGCGAAACGCCGTTGGTTGGGGAAGGGCTGCTATCTCGGGCCAGGTTGACAAGGCGTCATCTTGTGGTACAATGAGAATCCGTCTACTATATTGTCGGATGTTGACCCCTCGCAGAGATAAAAATGGCAAAAAGACCAAAAACTGTGAAAGTTAAGCTCGACGCCCTGAATCCCAGGCGGGTGCGGGGGCGGCATAAGACCCTGAAAGAAGACCTACTTACACTCCCTCAGCGCGCAAAAGCGGATCGTTTCTTGCGGGCGTTACGCAAGGCCCTCGACGCCGGGGCCTCGTTGGCGGAGCTGAGTGACGCCACGGGAATTCCCGAAGAGACCCTCAACGACTGGAGCCTTGACCGATGAACATTTCTTCATTTTGCTGGAAGTTCGAGAGACGTTCGGCCCAGAAGATCGACCTCGTCCTCCACTGCGCGCCCGGGATGGCTCGGCTTCTCGCCAAGGCACTCCCCGCTGAGTGGGGTTTCAAGACGCGGGGGAAAGCTAAGGTGCGTTCCTGCACTCCCGTCGGCGTCCGAGGAGCGCTCCTGGCCTTAGAGCCGAGCGACGCGGAGCTCCGGGCGCTCCTGGACGAGTATGTACTGCGCTGTGCGGGGCTTATGAAAGGCGTCAGACCGCCTGAGGAGGCCCGAAACGCGCTCAGGGCCATCGTGTGGAGCCTCGCCACGTACGGGGCGGCTCAGCCCTGATTAATAGCGGGCCGTATACGCGGGCATTCTATAAGAATAATTTCCCGCGGGCCCCCGCCTCCACCCCCGTAAATCCTTCCTTCCCTTACCTTTACGGCACGACACTTGCCGCACGCGTGCATGGCATGGTAGTTGCTGCGAGGGGAGGCGAGGACAGGTTAGGCACGGGAATTGCAGGGGAGATACGTAAATTTTACGACAAGAGAACGGCGGTATGTGACAAGGATTGTCAGCACCGACAAAATGTGTCACGACACGCGGCGTCACATTTCAGCTCGATGCGTCTCCTACGCGAACGTGACGCGAAACAGCGCTGGCATCGATCTTGCTGTTACGTTTAGCGAGGTGCAACAATGAGAACGAAGCTGATAGTCGCCGCGATCCTGCTGAGTGGTGTCTACGGTCTCTTGACGGCGATCGCAGTGGGCCTCGGTCTCTAAGAAAGAAAGGTGATACAAATGAGCGTCCCGCTACTGAACACAAATGACAACAAAGCGGTCGAAAAGGCCTTCAAACAGTACGGAGCGGCCGCAATCGTCGCCTACCTGGGCCTCTTGAGCAAAGAAGCCGCGGACAAAGAAACGGACGTGGGCTGCAAGGTGTCCTACCTTAACGACTGCGACGTCCTGCGCCAAGCCTTCAGAGATATGATCTGAACGAAAGGAACGCAATGCTCATCGAATATAATCTTCTCCGAGATATCTTCCTCTGCGCCTTTGTCGTAGTGGGTGTGGTCGGACATGTGGTACACTGTTGGAAAGGAAACTATACATGGTAACGGCAATCATTCTTCTGGGCGTCGGTTACATCAGCATCAGCATCTGGGCTGCACGCGAAGTCGAGCGAATCGACAAGGATGGAAGGGCATGAAAGCCGAAATCGAACTCCTCGCAAAACTCCTCGTCGAAAGCCTCGACCCTGAAATGGATCGGGGCGACACGGACAGGGAGATGATTCTGTGGACGATGTTGTTGGAGCAAACGGCTCGCGTGACGGCTGTTGAAAGCACGGTGAGAGCCTAACATGGATCCGAACGCTACTTTGACAGAGATGGAAACGCTACTGACAAGACTTGGCGGCTCCATCGACGACGGCTGCGCAGATGGTGCGACAGACAGGCTACATGAGCTATCTGGCGCGTTGAGAATGTGGCTACTTCGTGGCGGATTTGAACCAGACTGGAGCAAGGCGCCGCAAGCGGCCGAACTCTTCGGGAGAGAGGTGCAAGCATGAATTGCCCAGAATCATACGCTGAGCTTGAACGGGCCCTTCGTCATGAGGGCCTTGACTGGACGATGCGGACACTGGTCCAGCTTACCGAAGAGTCTGCCGTTTCATTCCCCAACGATCGCGACTACCAAGCCGTAGTCAGACGTGACGCGGCGCTGCTACGGAACTGTGCTCTCGCGGTGAGCAAATGCTTAGACGGGAAGGTGAGAGCATGAGCATACCGCTGAAACCAGATGACCCGGCATACTGGATGCTACAGGAAGGGCTGAATGACCCGTCTAAAAGAAGTAAACGGCACGTTCTCCCCCGTGATGATTGCTATATCTGCCAAGATCCGGAGTTTGAATTAATGGGCCTGCCTCTGTGCCGTGCTTGCCCATACTGCTCAGGACACATTCCAGCGGACGATTCGATCTGTGACGACTGCGGAAAGGATGAGAGAGATAAGGAAGGTGAAGCATGAAAGCCCACGAACTATTGGCGCCTGAAGGGGCATGGACGCAAGGTGTTGAGGCTCGAGACCTTTACGGAAAAGTCTGTTCGGTCCGCGATTCAGAGGCGACAAGCTACTGCCTACTTGGCGCGTTGTACAAGTGCTACCCTGAGTGCCATACTGCCCGGTGGATCGTTTTCAACAGATTAGACAAAGAGCCAGGATTCTCGCGCGGGCAAGGCCTTCCAGGCTGGAACGACAAGCCCGGCCGCACCCAAGCCGAGGTCGTCGCGCTACTCAAGGAGCTTGACATTTGACCCCCCTCGAGCGCAAGTGTGAAAATCTTGTACGAGAGGCGTTCGACTTCGAGGCTATCATACCGGACGGTCCGAATCGAGAGCTATGGAGAAACTACCGGCGTTCTCTTCAAAGCGTCCTGTACTGGGCGCGAGAGTACGTCAAGGCAACTAACCCAAAGGAGACCGATGACCGTCGCCGAACTAATCGCAAAGCTGCAAGACTTCCCCCCGAACCTGGATGTCTGGTTAGTGGACGAGAAGGAGGGAATTACGTTCCCGATGCAGGGAGAGATCAACTTGGTACAGACAAGTAGGTCGGACGAAAACCACGTAGAGCTCCTATGAGAACGCTCGCCGCCCTCTTCGGCACGCTCGTTGCAGTGTTCCTCACCGTGTCCGCTCCCCGCTACTCTAAACCACACCCGGAGACCTACGACGAATGAACCTGTTCAAGAAACGCCCAAACCCGGACGCCCGAGATCCTATCGCTCAAAAAGCCGCGGAGGTGCGACGCGAGGCAGATGAGGCCCGCGCTGCGCTTAAAGCGTTCAGCGATCGCATTCGAAACGCTCACCTACCAAGCGGGACGTGGATCGAAAGCGGAGTGAAGATTGGCTACTTCACCGTCTGCCTCGACCGAAACGGCCTATGGCTCGCGATGTCGGATGAGTACAAACGCCCGTGGCGGTGGGTAAGTGACATCACCGCCTTGTCGGCTGCGACGGCCATTCCGCAGCTGGAACGAAAGTTGCGGGAGTACTTCGACGCATGACCAAGTCCCTGCCCTATCAGGCCCTCCTGTACGTCTACAATCCCAACAATCGAGGCCTCAGCGGGCAAGTCATTCAGTCGCCCGACAATCGCCTTTACACCACGTTCTATGAGGACAGCGACCTAACAACGCTCGTTGTTCGAATGGAGTCCAACCGCGCCCGGTGGCATGCGCTGGGTTACTTTACGAGGAGTGTGTATGGTAACGACATCTGAGCTCGGGAACGCCGCTGAGTTCGCTCGTCAAACGCTCGTCGCGATGACGATCCGCTTGAGTGACGAGACGCTCAACGGACCCCCACCGGTGTTTCTCTGTGACGACCCAAAGATCCGGACGCTGGGGGACGCCCTGTACGCCGCGCGCCTCAAGCTCCGGTCGGCCCTTTACAGATGTGAGGAGATTGCATGAATTTCTGGAATCGACTCGGCGAGCTCAGCGAAATCATGATCGTCGAGAAAGGCGAGAAGCGGGACCTTTTCCACAAAGTCTTCGCGCAAGTCCGGGCCTTGGACGCCCTTCTGCCACCTATGGCGTGTGACTGGGCTTCGGAGCTGTACGTCAAGAAAGGAATCGTTCATACTCGATATACGGGAAAGTTCCTGAGCGATGCCCTCATATCGATGGATGAAGCAGAGCTTCTCAACGTCCGCGACGTCGCGCTGCCTGAGCTGGTCGAGGAGCTGATCCTGACCTTCGCAGTGAGGCGTGTATGAGAGACCCCGACGGCACGTTCTACACCGGCGACGGGCGCCTCTACGAGAGCTTCCGGTGCGAGATGATCAAAGAACACCGATCCCGCCACCCAAAGATCAACCTCTGGGTCTCCGGTGGAGAAGGTGCTCACCTTACCCCCAAGGACGCCCGGAAGCTGGGTGCCGAGCTGCAACGTCTGGCTGACAACGCGTGGTATGACGCCCCGTGACGCCCCGCGAAGCCGTTGCAGAATCTTGTGTTACGTCCCTCTGGCCAGCGTTCGACGCAGCGTTGCGTTCGACGCTCAACTGAAAGGAACTCCCGTGAGTAGACTCATTTACGTCGCTTTCCTCATCGCCACGTTCCTCACCGCCGCTATCACCCTCTTCCCGCTGGTGAGACCGTGAGCCGCTCAGCTCTCACCGCCGAGACGGCCCGAACGCGGCTGAGCTGTATGTGGGACGTCATCGCCCTCTGCGCTGGACGTCAAGAAGCGTACCCTGCCGTCTGCCCGACGACGCGCCAGCGGGTTGCCGTGGCGTTGAGGGCCGCCGCGAAAGGGACGCCCCCGAAGCGACTGTACGCTGAGCTGAGGACCGTCCTCAACTGCCGCCCCCGGGAACTCCTGGACTTTCCGACGCACTCGGAACCTACCGCGCGCTTCTTGGGCCTTACCCGAGTCCTCAGCGAGACGCTCAAGCTGTCTCCGGAGTTCATCACCACGATGTACACCGCCCTGGACGGCTGGAAGGAGTGTACCCGGAAGCTTATCCTTGATACGCTGCTCAAGGCGATGAAGGGGGTAGAGTGAAGAAGCGTGCAAAATCTGCACTCGACGCCTTCTTCAACGCCTGGGTGAAACAGCGCGTTGAGGCAGCGAAGCTGACCCTCAGCTCGAGGGTGTGGACGAAGCTCATGAGTGACTATGAGCTCACCACTGGCAAGGACGCCCCGTTCCGCCCGCGCCACGCTGCGCGGAGGAAGCGGAAGGGGCGCTGAGTGACATGAGTACCAAAGACACCGGCACTATCGGAGCGCGCGCCGAACTAATAACAGCAGCCAGACTTATGGAGTGTGGCTACCATGTCTTTCGCGCCTTGTCGCCGTCATGTCCCTGTGATCTAATAGCCACAAAACCCGGGCATCAGACCGTTCGTATCGAGGTACGAAAAGCAGAAGTACGGGCAGGTGGTGGTGTAAGCTACAACTGGAAAGATGCGGACGCGGGGCGAAGCGACTGGATTGCCGCTGTCGTTGATGACAAGGTTCGCTTTTTTATCACCGGTCCCTTCAACCCCGGCACTTTAGAGATTTTCCCTCATCTTGACCAACAGCCCCTACAAGGGCAAGGAGACGGCCTGGCTGCCCTGTCCTTGCAAAACGTTGACAACTACGACCAACCCGCTCCGAGATGTTTCGGACGCGGCAGCGGGCGACACAAGAGGAAACCCAATGAGAGCATTCACGAAGGTCCTAAAGCGCACCGTCACGTTACGCAGTGGCGATCCAGCTCTCGGCGACGCTGAGTTCGTCCTAAAGCTGGGTCCCCTTGGCGTGGAAGTGTCTAAGAAACATACACAGGTGTCAAGATTCTTGACATGGCGAGCGGTGATCGGCTTCGCCCTCACCCACGCGGAGGGACGCAGGGGACCCCCCTTGGGAGAGCTTAATGTGTGAGCCAGGCGGAGTTACGTCGCTGGAGGGGGGTAGTGTACCCACTCCCCAAAAGTTACTCGCCGTTGGTGCTGTTCACCCATAGGGGTCCTTTCTTGACTCTATACGCGCGTACGCGTAATATAAAGAGGAGCGTAAGCTATGTAAGCATGCGTCTCTCTCTTGCGTCGCCGGCGAGTAACTTTTTGAACCCAGGGGGGCTACTCCCCCAGAAAGGTTTTCATGCTGTCCCTGTCCTCTGAGATGATCATCTACCAGCCCAAAGCCGCGGCTGAGCAGCTCTCGACGTATCTCGCGTCCTCTACTGAGGTTCTGCGGGGCGTCGGGGACCGTCAGTGCTTCTATTTGAACAACTCCTACGGCATCACCGGCCCTTTCTACGGCGGCCTCGAGCTCGCCGACAAGCTCCTCGCAGAGGAGGTGATCCAGTTTGTAGACAAAACTGGGGAATATCTCCCAACAATCCACCGCCACCACTTCCACTGCCGGACGTGGCTGAACCAGAAGCTCACGTCCTCGTTCGTTGAGCGCCACATTCCCATTCTCCGCGCAACCGTCCGCTCCCCGGCGTATGACCTCTCCGGAGTGAAGTTGAAGCAAGTCCCGCCCGGTTACTACGCGGCACGTAAGTGGCGCGTCACCGGCCAGTTCACCCCGATGCCCGTCGACCCTGCCTACCCCCATCTCGTCGCTCTCTTCAGCGGAATGACCTTCGCCCACCCCACCGACCGAGGCAACCTCACCGGCTGGACGGTGGCGGCCGTTGCGCGCACCGCGATCCGGGAGTTCCCGATCCTCATCCTCAACGGGACGTCGAAGGGCGTTGGCAAGACTACCGTCGCTCAGGCCATCTCGACGTTGATCTACGGCCAGGAGCGGGCGCCGATCAGCTTCACGAACAACGAAGAGGAGTTCGAGAAGCGGATCGGGGACTTCGCGGACATCCCGGGCCCGAACATCATGGTCTGTGATAACATTCGCGCCAAGCGCCGCCAGACAGGGGAGGTCCGCAGCCAAGCGCTAAGTACCGCCGCGACCACCGGCGTAGCGTCCGGCCGCGTCCTTTACAGGGGCATGCGTCCCGTCCACTACATCATCCCGATCTTCACAATGAACGAGGCCAGCGTCGAGCTCGACCTACACGACAAGGCCCTCCACGTCTCTCTAACCCGCCCGGCTGGGCTCCACGAGAAGGAGGCGCCGTACTTCAATCCATACCCGCTCACGTACGCCAAGATCCACCGCCACGAGCTCCTCGCCGAGATCGCCCCTCTACTCGAGTCCCTCACACTGGACGCCTCATTCGCCCCCGTCGGTCGCATGAAGGGCTTCGAGCAGATCGCCACCCTCGCCTGTCAGACGCTCGGCCTTCCGTACGACTTCTCACCGCACGTCGAGTCTCTGGACGCCACGCTGATCGAGCTCGTCCGCGCGGTAGAGGCCTCTGAGAAACAGCCGGTGCCTATCGACGACGTCGTTGAGCGGGTTGTCACAAATCCGGACAGCTTCCCACAGCTCAACGATGGGTTCCTGCAGAAGCGTCTCACCGGCGCCGGTCAACGCCGCCAGTACCTCT